ACTTTTCCGGAAATAGAGAATCCCCCGAACGGCTTAGTAAAGCCATTCGGGGGATTTAAGTCTGGTGACCCGTACGGGAATTGAACCCATGATTCCGCCGTGAAAGGGCAATACCATGTCGTATATTAACGTGGTTTATAAGCAGCAAAGGTGTAATAAGGGTGTAATAGCTAACTCGGCAAAATAACGAAATCCCCGGAGCCAGCGCCCCGGGGATAGCCATTATTCAGTTTTCACAGAGCACCCAAGCCCCCGGAGCTTCGCGGAAACCTCGTCCGCCTTGCTCTGCTCGACGGTTATCTCGGCAGTGATCCTGACCTGCTTCTCCGGCGCGACCAGAGAACGGAACCAGTCCATATTTTTCCCGAACCTGGCGAGCCAGTTCTCCGGGTCGCCGTGGTTGGAAGCGTAACCACGGGCGCAAGCCTCCTTGTGGCTGATGATGTTTCCCGGCCTTATGGTCGGGTAGTTCTTCATGAGCCGCTGGCAGAGGTCAGCCACAAGCCCGAAGGCCTCCTCGAAGTAGGCGCGGTCGTTCAGCGCGTCCTCGCAGACTTCTATCTGTATGTACGCCGGGCTGTAGTTGTAGCTTCCCTTTGAGCCCGAGCCGCAGCCCCAGCAGCAGACGTTCCAGGGAAGCAGCTTAGCCGCTTTCACTTCGCCGTTCTTGTCCTTGCCTATGACCGCGTGCGGGCAGACATTGCTGTCCGGGCGGTCGAAGTAGTTCCTGTAGGGATTCTCCCCGCAGATCTCCGGCGCGTTGACGTAGCGCTTAAGGTTCGGATTGTTCGCCCCGGTGGAGTGGATTATGATTCCTGCCGGGCTACCCTGCGGCATGGGGCGGGCGGCTTTGAACGCTCCATTGTTCCGGGCGTATGCTTCAAATGTTATCGCCATCGTCGCTGTCCTCCTTCTCCGTATCCGCCTTCTTCTCAATATCGCCCCTGATACGCTTCGCAAGCTTCATCAGGAACGGCGGGAGCTTCACGCCTATATCTATCATATTCTCCAGGACGGATATCACCTCGTTGCACATGAGCCACGCACAAACGACGATCGCGCACACGAACGACACCTCAAGCTGAATCCCGATGTTGTTCGCAGCGTATGTAACGAGCCAGTCCATCACGCCGCCGACCACCACGAGTAGCCACATGCAGACCTTCTTCACGATTCCCCGGAACGACTTGTAGCTGCTTATCTTCTCGCTGCGGTACTTTGCCGCCGCAAGCCCGGTTCCGTAGTCTATAATCTGGAGCAGCACCAGCAGCAGGAACGGCACGGCTACCACGCCGAGCCACGCGAACAGCGCCGAAAGCAGCGCCGTGAATCCGATTTTTTCAAGTTTGTCCATTTATCCCTCCATTTCCGCAAGCTCCGCGCGGAGCTGCGCTGCTTCTTCCTCAAGCGCCTTGAGCCGGGATTTATCCTCATCTGTTCCGACGCCCGCAACTATTGCAGCAAGTGGGCGTATTCTTTCCCGGTCTATCTCAACGAATCTCCGGGATATCTCGGCGGTGCGCAGCCGATTTTCCCGAGCAGCACGCTGCTCGTCATTTTCGCGCGGTTCGATGATTTCATCATAATTCTGCGACATATGCGTATCCTCCTTCTACTGCCTTGATGTCCGTTATGGTTCTCATGCTGGGACGTAAATCCAGCGGATTGATGTCATTCGTGGTTCTGATCTGGTAGAATCTCTGGCACTTGGCAAGCTCCGCCGCGCGGTCGGGCGCAACAAACATCGTAGCCAGTGAGCCGTTCTCCAGCTTTATCCATGCGAGTTTCAGGGAGTTTCCCGCTTCGGTGCCCTTGTTGAACCCGATGGAGACTGCGGAGATGTATTCGCCATCTGGCAGGTCGACCGATACCTTGTTCACTCCCTCGCGAAGCGCCAAAGTATAGTAGCTGTCAACGTAGTCCCCGGCTGCGGTCACAGTGCGGATACGCGCGGCCCATACTCCGGTGACGTCCGCTGCCTTGAGAGATAGCGTGTACTTTCCGGGAGCCAGCGGGAATTCAATGTTTTGCCAGAACGCATGGGTATTTGAAGTCAGCGTTGCTGTAGCAGTCAGGCGGATTCCGTTGGTTTCCGGAGCAGCTTTGCACTTATCAGTGGAGATATACCACCTGTCCACGGTGTAGCCGGTGGAATACTCGTTCTGTCCTCGCTGATTTACCCGGAAATCCGGATTGTCAAGCTCGTTCTTGCCGCTCAGCGTATTCCAGTATGCCTTCTCATCGGCTGTGACGTGGATATCAGCGTCAGCCGCGTGCGCTTCTATGGCGGCTCTGGCTACGCTGTCAGCACCCGAGCCGCCGGACTGTGCTGACGTCTTAAAAGGGTTCGTTGAGTAATCGCTCCCGATGAGCTGCACCGAGCCAGTCGTTCCGAGCAGGTACACCGCTCCGCAGGCTCCGTATATCGCCGCTGCCTGTCCCGCCGGAATGCTGACTACTCCGTCAGCGCCCGCCGTAACGCCCGGAACAGCCGAAGCGTACACCGTAGTAGCTCCGTCGTTCCTGAGCCAGGCGTTCATCCCGCCGCTGTAATTCGCTCTGATTTCCGCGCCCGTGAGCGTGATAGTCTTTGATGCCATGATTTATCCCTCCAAAAGTACCTTTTTGCCGTTGAAATACAAAGTTCCACCCGCCGTATAAAGCTTTGAAATGGAAGTCCAGATTGCAAAATCTTCTTTATCAATTACTATTCCGATTCCGGCATAGGGAAGCTCAATGCGTATTTCACTTCCTCGGTTTGATTTTATCAGTATTCCTGCAGTATCACTTAACTCAATGCGCTTTTCTCCTACGGAACCAGCCTGCGCCATGCTGAATTTGCTTTCGTTTCCGGAAATCGAAAATTTCAAACTCGGGATTGAAATATCAAAGTATTTTAAACTCGGGCTTGCCTCTATGTTTAACGCCTCCACACCACCTTCTGCGGTAGTGATTCCACCAAACTCGTTTGTTACCGCTGACGTGTTCGTGCCGCTTGTCTGGAGTTTTTCCGCCGTTCCTCCCGCCTGGCTGAGCTGCTTCCTCAGCTCGTCTATCTGCTTTTCTGTCTGGGATTTGGGCTGCGTGCGGACGGGCGGGGCTGTGATATCGGACGAGCTATCGTCAAGCGCGAGAGTCTGCACCTCGGTTTCCCCGACCGCTGACAAGGACGAGGGCATGCTGCATTTTATTGTGTGCTGCCCCCGGTACCTCCAGATCTGAGAGGTGATCATGCCCGTTGCATATCCCCGGTCGGTGTCTATAGCGCCGCCCCGCAGACGGACATAATCCCCGATCTCAAGAGCAGGGTCGCCGGTGAAGCTCGAATCAAAAACGCGGTTCAGGCATTTGTACATCTGCAAAAGTTCGTTGTTGAGCACCGCCGCGACAACGTCGTCAGAAAGCTCCGCAAGCAGCGGATTTTCGTTCAGCTCCATAACGGCGAGCTTCTCGCTGCCGCCCGCTGATATCTCACTTGTGGAGTACACCGCAGCGCCGTTTCGCCTGGTGAACAGCTTCGCAATGCAGGTCGTATCGTCCGAGAAATCCGTATTGAAGCGGATATTTCCGGCTATTTCACGCACCGGGACTATTACTCCGCCGTCGTTCCTCTCACATGTGAGCGGCACGAATTCCAGCTCGTTGCTGCGGCTGATTCTCGCAAACGAAGCGGTCATCATGCCGACATACATCAGCAGGTCGCGTTCTGTCTGGATACGCGCCGTGTTTATCTTCGCGGTCTGCACCGCGTTCGGGAGCGCTTCGAACTCCGCCTGCGTCATTCCGAGAGAGACCCCCGCCGCGGAACACGCGCCGCACACAAGCTCGTACAGCGTTCCGGAGCGCTCGGTCGCCTCCACATCGAACAGCGCCATTCCATCGAACGCGGAAAGCGTTACCGTGTCGTTCCGGCGCTTTATCGACGAGCCGTCCACATAGAAGCGCCCGAGCGGCACCGTCTCGGACTTCGCAGCCTGCATATCGCTGTCGTGGTACAGAATGAACGCGAGCCGTATCGCCGCACCGTCAAGGTCGCTGGTTTTCCCCGCGAAGCCTTTAAGGGAGCAGGAAAGCTCCCCGGAGTACACCCCGCCGGGGCGGAAGTCCCCGCGGCCGTTCATTTTCTGCGTTATAGAAAGGGAACCGGCGGCAATATTGTCGTCGGTCAGGTGAATTATAGTGCCGTCCCGGAGCCTTGCCGCGCCGCTTATCCCGGTGTACCGGACCGGCGCTTTTATAAGCTCCCTATAGGTATCTGAAACATTGTACATATCAATACTCCGTGAATGACGTGGTGAAGCTCCACCAGCTCTTTTCCGGGTCGGAAGGCTCCCAGCGGAGCACCTCCGGTTCTCGGCTCGGGTCGGCGTAGCACTCCATCGTGCTGAACTGAACGTCGGCGGGCTGGTTGATGTCGAAGAACCTGACCTGTATCTTCGGGGGCTTGATAGCCTCGCGTATCTTCCGCAGGTCAGGGGTCTGCACTATCCAGGTGAACGACATCTTCCGGACGTCCGACCTGATGATGTCGCGGGTAGCGTACATTGATTCCGAACGCCCGGAATTTTTGCTGTCGTAGTCCTTATAGAGAGGTTTGAAGCTGCTCGGCGTGGGCATTTCTACGCCGTCTATCTTGATTATCGAGGCGGTTTTCTCGGACATAAGTACCTCCTTTCGGGCAAAAGAAATGCGCCCTTTTTCAAGAGCGCAAAATATGCAATTGAGATTCACAAACCCACGCAGGTGCGAATGAGCGTTGCAAATAGCGGGAACATCGCTATAATCCCCAGAATGAGGAAGAAAGTTGTCGCCGCTTTTATTGATGTTACGTCCTTTGCCTGCTTTGTTGCAAGCTTTTCGACCTTCTGCTGACTTTCAAGCAGCGCAGCGAGGTTCATGTTGATAGCCGTCATAGCTGCCATAGTCTGTTCTTCCTGTGTGAGCGGAATTACCCGGGGCGTTTTCGGAGCAGCGTCCGGTTTCTGTAATTCAGGTGTCATTGTGATTCCTCCTTTTTATTCCTTTCGGATTTAAATAGATTATATCACATCACATTGCAAATGTCAATATCCGTTTGACCTGGTCTGCTCATTATTCTGATACTGCGTTACGGTTTCGCCTAATATCTGCCCATCAAGAACAGTGTAATTGTGGATTTCAAACACCTGCTTGGTTTCGTCTGCCGTTAGCGGTCTGATGTCGCCGCTGGAGGCGGCCAAACCGCCGGGCATGATAGCAGCCATGCTCTGCGCAGACGAGTAGTCCGCGTAATCGTAGCCGCGCATTTTGCCAGAAAAACTACCGGCGCTGTAAGTTTCAGGCGAATATTCAGCGTTATCAACTCCGCGCATTCTTCCGGAGCCCCAGCCTTCCTTGTGTTGAGTGCTGTAATCCGTTGGTTCAGGATTAAGCTGCTCATAAATCCACGAACCTATGCCCATCCAAAACTCTTTCCAGGCTTCGCCAAATTCACCCATCCACCCGGTGAGAAATCCATTGATATCCTCAAGCCAGTTCTGAATATCCGTCAGCGCCATATACCGGTCGTACTCGCTGTTGTTTTCGCCAAAAGCCCGGTACATCGTGCTCCCGACGCCCGTCCAGAAATCTGACCAGTCATCGCCGAAAAGCTCCCTGACCTTTGAATCAAGCACTCGCAGGCTGTCCAGCTGCGTATCGCTGTTGAAGTTAAAACCGTCAAGGAATGTTGCAAACCCCGTTCTGATATCTTTAAAGGTATCTCCGAAGTTCTTTGCAAGCCCATCAAGGCTAAAGCTATTTGTTTTTTCGCTGAGTTCATCAAGATTGCCTGTAACGCCTGCGAGATCGTCGGTCAGTCCTGCGACAGAATCCTGCGCGGATTCTGCGCCGTCAACTATCGCACTGAAATCTACACCCCCGGTGCTGCTGCCGGAATCGAATATGTTCAGCGTGTCGATGTCCGCGAGCTTTTTCTCGGCAGTATCCGCACTCTTGCCCAGCCCTGCCATGCTGTCAGAAAGGCTGTCCGTGCTTTCGGCTGCCTTGTCGGCTCCGGCGGCGGTATCCTCCATCGCAGCGCCTTCTGATTCGTTCATCTCCCGGGCGGTCGCTCCGACCGAAGCCACGATAGACAACAGTCCCGCCAAAATAACGAGCCACCCCGCCGCAGCCTTCATGATATTTGCGCGCTTTGCTTCCTTCGGAATGAGGATATTGAGCAGGCTGTTCCATTTCTCATTTGCGGCAGTCCACAGAGCATGCGCCTTAGTTGCCGCCGGGATCGCTAAAGCGGCGCCTACAGCTATCCCGAGCATTGTTTTCGCGCTCGGTGACATGCCGAGCAGGTACTGACCCGCGCTGTTCAGCCCCTCGCCGAGCGATACGACGAGCGGCGTTATCAGCTCCAGACCGCCGCGCGCCATCGTCAGAAGCGAAGTCGCGGTCGGCAGGAGCTGCGTTCCGAGGTCGGCGGTCATGTTCTCAAGCTGCGCCTTTGTGGTCGTCAGCGAGCCGGAGAATGTGTCGTTTTCCCGGGCGTAGTTCCCGGCGGCGTACTCCGTCTTGTCAAGGAACATCTGCATTGCCGCGCTGACCTTCTGCTGCGTGGTTTCGAGCTTGCCGAGCCCCTTTTCCTGCGCGTACGCCTGGAGGGTCGTGTCGTTCATGGCAACGCCGAGATTGTCCATCATCGTAAAATTGCCCTTTGCCGCGCCGGTGACCGCTTCCATCGCGTCCTTGACGTCAACGCCCATGATGGAAGCCACGTCCGCGGCTCGCTGCATGACCTGCTGCGACATCGCTGAAGCGTATCCGGTATCGAAGCCGGAGCCTTTCAGCAGAGCGCCCATCTTGTTTGCCTTCGCAAGGTAGTCAGATTCCGACAGCCCCATGTCCTTGTACGCGGTTGCAGCGGCTTTCCTCATGGATTCCGCATGCTCCGAGAACACGACCTCCACGCCGCCGAGCTGCTGCTCAAGCTCGCCGCCGGACATTATGCTGTCGCCGATTATCTTTCCGATACCGAGCGCCGCAAGCTTGTGCCCGAGATTCGTGAAGAAATTCCCGATATCATCGGTGGAACGTCTGGACTGCTCCTCCAGGTCGTCCAGCCTTCCTATTACATCGCCGATGGCTTCGTTGAACTTCCGGTCGTTCGCGGAAATGACTATGTTCAGCTCCTCAACGGTCATGGCTTTCCTCCTCCCTGTAATGCTGATTGTGGACGGCCGCTATCCTCGCCATCGCCGCCTGCGAGCGCTTCCATGCCGGAGTATCGTCCTGCATGAGCGCCCCGAAATGCCGCTCCGGGGTCTGCGGGAAGCTCCTCGGAGCATTCGCAGCAAGCCCGGTCAGGTACGCCGTATGCCAGGCGAACACCGCGCGGCTCCGGGCTTCATCAGTGCGGCGCTTCACGGCGGAGCTGTTCAGGTCGCAGAGCTCCGCCGGGGTGAGGTCGTAGAACTGCTCCGTATATGCGCCGCAGTCTACCGCCGTTTTTCTTAGCTGGGCTATCAGTTCCCCTGCGCTGCACGGTCGAGGAGCTGCCCCTGGATTTTTTTTGCGGCTTCTACGGCTGACTTCGCGATGAACCCGCCGTTCTTCAGCGCGGTCATGACGACCTCGGACGCGTCCTCTATGGTGCCGCCGTTGTCGACGAACTCGTCGTACGCGTCGCACGCCTCGTTGTGCGAGATATCCGCGCCGCATGCGATGAACCGTGTCAGCACTCCGACCCTCTGGCAGCGGGAAAGTCCCCGCAGCAGGTCGCAGTCAAGCTCGGATTCGAGCTTCTCAGCCCGGCGCGCAGTGAAGCGCAGCTCAAGGCTCTTTTCATCAGATATTTTCAGATATGCTCCTGTCATGTGTTGCCTCCGTTCCACTCAAGCTTGCTTTCAAGCGTAACGCTGAGAGTGTACTTCATAGCCTCGCCGACGTTGCCGCCGTTAACGTACACGGTGGGCTTGCCCTCCCATGCGTAGGAAGTGTTGTCGGGATAGTTGAGCTTCCACTTTATCTTCGCGCCAGCTTCCTCAAGCTCCTTGAGCTTTGCGAAATTCTTCTTTATCATCGTTCCGGCGTCAGGGTCTTTCTCCTTGTTGTAGAAAAACCCGAACTTCATATCGCTGATGTCGGGAATACCTCCGATGTAGCGCTCGTTAGCGTCGCGCATGTTCGTCACCTTGACCTTGGGCGGGTCGGCGCCCATATCGGGGTAGCTCTCCAGACCGTACAGCTCAAGCCATGTTGCGCCGTCGTCGGAAGAAAAATCAAGGTGCGTGTCCTTTGTTAAAAGCTCCATATTTACCTCCTGTAAACTAGTCCTGTGTGTTCGTCTATCGCCGCGCTGAACGTCAGCGTACGGCGGTGCAGTCCGTCCTCCCGGATATCCGCGCCCGAGTTCCGGACGAATCCCCGGGATATCAGCCGCGCGGAAATTTTCAGCGCCGTTTCAGTGCAGCGCTGCAATTTCGTGTCGTATACGTCCACCTGGAACGACACCGCCGCAAGCCGTTCCTCGCCGGAAATTATCGTGCCGGAACCCATGTCCAGCGGCGTGAGTATCGCCAGCGGGAACTCCGGAACTATCTCCGGGTATTGCGGCTCCAGCCGGACGATATCTTCCACCAGCGGCGGAATAATGATGTTGATATCAAGCATTGTCTATAGCCTTTCTCAGTTCCTCCGCGACGATGGCGTATATCTTCTTTTCCTCGTTCTTCCCGACCGCCGCCCGGAGGAACGACTGCGCCCTGTGCCCGTGCGAGGTGTGCCAGTTGCCCTGTTCGTCCTGCCAGCGCCAGAGCAGCTTTGCGGTGTGCGGCACTCCCGGGTCGCCCTGCGTGCCGGTGCCGTACTCCACGAATATCGCGTATTCCTTGTTGGTGCCGACCGTGACTACGCCCGGCGCGATCCGCTGTACCCGGATACTGTTCCGGAGTTCTCCGGTGTCCACCGTGCAGAGCAGGACGGCGTTTCCGCGTATCTTCTCGCCGCCCCTGAGCAGGGCGCGGTCGAGGACCTTCCCGCTGTCCGCGCGGACGGACTGCATTTTCTTGATAAGCTCCTGTATCGTCATACCAGCTCGCACACCGCCTTCCTGACGTTGCCGTAGGTAGTCACCCCTCTGACCTCGTAAGTGCCGCCGGGGAGCTTCACACGGTCGCGCTCGCGGATATCCGTTCCGGTATCGCAGAAAAGCTCCACCGAGCGGCTGAACTTCACGCCGTACTGTTCGGCGGTGGCGTTATCGGAGAGCGGCTGGACTTCCGCACGGATATCGCCGATATGCTGCCATGTGGTTTCAGTGCCGATATAGGCGCTCCTTGCAGTCACCGCGCGGGAAAGCGGGAGCGTTTTAAGCCTGTTCTGTATCAGCCGTATAAAGCACCCCCGCCTTTCTGGGATAGTTTTTCAGCCGCGCAAGAAGCTCCGGCGGAAGTCCGTCGAAACTCTGGGAAATGCCGCCCTCGCTGCGGGAGGATTCGCCCTCAGCGCCGCGCTTATTGTACGCTATCACTGCAAGCTGAACCTGCACGGATATCAGCCGCGCCGGGACTTCATCCCGCCCGATATAGTCGCGGACGGAATCCGCCGCGTCCGACAGCAGGGCGGTTATTAACCCGTCCTGCGAATCGTCCGTTATCCCGGCGAGGAGCTTGAAGCGCTCAAGCGGGGTCATGCGCCGACCGCCGCGTCTAATACGGCGGAAGCCGCTACGACCTTATCGTCCACAACTGAAACTACAGCGACCTTGTTTCCGGCAGTCGCGGAGATAATGCCGTCCGCAGGGACCTCGGTGAATCCAGTCGCCGCCGCGCCGAACTTCGGGACGGTGACGGAGCTGTCTGCCTTGTACATCAGCTTTCCGGCGGCGTTGCGCGCGATTTTCAGCCTGCCCTTGCCGGAATCCGCGGCGGTCATGGATACGCGTATCTCGCCCATAGCGCCGAAATGCACGCCGACGGAGCACTTCTTGTTCTCGGTGACGAATGCGTCGTAGTACACCAGTCCCTCGACCAGGTGTCCCGCGATACCGGGAGGATTGTCGTGTATCTTGTATTCCGCGAGCTTCTCCGGGGAGCACACGGATTCGCCGTAAGCGATGATGAACGACGCACCGGCGGGCATTCTGCTCTTGGGAACAGCGACTATCTTCACGCCGTCAACATCGCCGACCTGCCCGGTGATGAGCATGCTCTGCGCAAGCTCGGAAGCCTTGGTGTAGCCGTCGCACTGCTTTATCGCATTGAGGAACGCGTTGGAAACGTACGCCACTCTGCCGACCGCAGGCACCTCGTCGTCGCTGATGGCGCTGTTTATCGCGAGGAAATCGCTGTACGCAGTGGAGTTGCTGGTCGTGCTGACTGCTACGTGCTCAGCCTTGTTCGCGGCTGTCCTGAAGCGGTAGGCGTCCACCTCCGGAATTACGACCTGGTCGAGCTGTCTGCGGAGCGCCTTTGCCGCGTCGCGGATACCCGCCGGGGAATCCACCGCGTTGGTGGCGTCGATGGTGAACGTGAAGGAGCGCTTCTGCGTGAGGGTCAGCTCCTCGGTGGTGTCCTCAAGCTCCTCCGGATTGCCATAGCGGTTGGAGCCTGTTGCCTTGTAGTCGTTCATCTCAGCGGTTCCCATGCTGTAGACCTTGACGGTCTGCGCGCCGGTGAATTCGTACTTTCCGCCCGCCATCGAAGTGGTGAGCGCTCCGAGCCTGAATACTTCGTCGACCTTGTCAGAATACTTTGTTGCGAGATTTACTGCCATTAAAATTACCTCCTGTTAAACTCCCAGTCCGTCGAGGAATGGGTCCTTTGCGCCGGGGTCGCCCTTCTTCGGGGGAGCTCCGGCTAACTTCTTTGCTACCTCCGCGCTGACCGCGTCCGTGAAAGCCTTCGCGACTGCCGCCGCGCTTGCTTCGATACCGTCAGGGTCGGAGATGTCCACAGCCCCTACCAGAGCGGCGGGGACGTTCTTCTCCGCGAGATACTCCTTTGCGAGGGCGGTGCGCTCCCGCTTCGTCAGAGCCGCCTCGCGGTCCGCGAGAGCCTTTTCCTGCTTCTCGCGCTCGTGCTTCGACTTTTCGTCCGCTGTCATGGCTGCTACGCGCTCGGCTTCCGCCTTTTCGTCCGCAGCTTTCTTCTCCCAGCGCTTCTGGCGCTCCGCGATGATCTTGTTGAGCTCTGCCTGGGTGAACGTCTTTTCAGCGGGCTTTTCCGGTTTGTTTTCCGCCTCCGGCTCGGGCGTAGATACGTTAGGATCACCTCCGGCGGTCTGAGCGCCGCCCTGCTCCTGTGTGGTCTGAGTTGTCTGTTCGTCTGCCATAGTTACCTCCGTTTATAGCCTGTCGGCTGATTCCGCGCGCAGTTTTATGTCATGAGCGTGTTTCGGACAATAAAAAAGCGCCGTGCATTGCTGCATAGCGCTTAATTATTATGTTACTGTTTTAAAACAAGCACCTGTCGATAATCTCTTTACCTCTGAGCTTATCTATCCATTCACCGGGTATACCATCCATGCCGTATGCGATTCCGGCAAGTCCTCCGGTAACAGCTCCGACAGTATCGGTATCGTCACCGAGGTTCACAGCTTTTAGTACCGCGTCCTTGTAATTATCGGTCGTTGCAAGGCTCCACAGCGCAGCTCTGAAAGTATCGACTACATATCCGCTTGACTTTATTTCAAATTCGGTGAGTTCAGCCAGTGCGGCTGTTTCCTTGCCCAGGTCAGTAAGCGCGTCTTTGAGCGGCATACCGTTCAGCAAAGCCCTCGCCAGTCCCACATACTTGATACAAATGCTCTTTGACAAGGTATGTGCATGAGTTATCGCAGACACTTCACCGATAAGCTCGTCCTCTGCGTTTGTGAACGCAAGCGGCAGTATTCTCATAAGCGAGCCGTTGCCGTTTGAATACTCGCTGTCTTCGCCTTTGCCGCAGCGCAGCGCCCTGGCGGTTGTATTCCCCACGTCAAATACCACGTTATCAACTGTGTATTCTGCGTTATAGAGCCACTGACGGAATCTGTTCCGGATATCGTCGCAATCGACCCTGCCAAGCACCCTTATTGAATCGCAGGTTGCGAGCGTCATGCTTGTGTCGTCAGACCATGTACCGGCAGACTGATTATGTGAACCGTATCCGGTCATTCCGGTCACATGAAAAGAGCCGCGCTTCATAAATTCCACCGGAACACCAAGCGCGTCGCCGACAGCCAGTCCGTAGACGGCTGATTTCAGTTTGTCGTTCATGATAGCACCTCTATTCTTTGGAGTAATTCGGGCAATTATCACCCTGCCATAACACCTCATTCGGCTTGGCATTAGGGTACTCATATATTTCGCAATTTCCGTATGCAGACCGGTCAAAACTTTCGCCGTTAATAGTGATAGGCCGAAGCCTGAAAATGCAGTCCCTGCACTGGATATTGCCGGAAGGAACCGTGGTACTCCACGGCTCTTTTTCCCATCTAGGGTTTCTGCTTTCAGCCATTCATACCACTCCCTTTCTTACGGCTGATTAACGACCTCAATATCAAAGAAAATATTGCTCCCTTGCTTATCGACCTTCGTAACGCGGAATTCAGTTCCTCGCTGAATTATCGTTTCAAATTCACCGCTGAAACTTGTTTGTCCGCTTAGTCCGTCCCAGTTCTGGCCGTGCCCTTGTCCAAAAGCTGAAAACGGCTCTGCATAAAGCATTTTAGTGCCTTTCGGAGCATAAACATTGAAAATATACCCCGAAAAGCCTGCGCCCTTTGCGCTGCCGCATGACACAAACGCTTCGTCCTTGACTACCTTGCCGACCAGCAGGTTATTCAAGTCGCTTTGAGAAGCACCTGTCAGCACCGTTTCCGGAATTTTCAGGAACGAAGCAGCGCCGGATGAAGTCTCTATTCCACGATTGAGCCAGATATCGAAGTTATACTGAGAACGGTCAATCAGGTCAGTGAGATGCTTTATCGCACTTCCGCTGCCCTCGTTATCAAGACTGACATTTCCAACACCCTTGTAATTATACCAGTTTCCATCGTATCCGCGAAGGGGACGATTAAAGCTTCCGGAACCTGATGTATACTTCCATGCCGCCTGACGTTCGTCGGAGCTTGCTGCCTGCCACACTGTGCCACTTTTCGGACGAAGCGCAGCGTCTGCTGAAGCCTTTTCGTTGCCCTTAAACCAATACGCCGCATTCTTCCTCGATTGAGAATATGCGTCCGGTGCAAACGAAGCCGAACTGCCGCTCTTTGAAGCGAGTTTCGTGAGCTGTGACTGCGCCTGATTCTTTGTTGCCTGCAAAGCGGCATATTTCTTGCCTTGGGTCTCAAAATCATCCAGATCGTTCAGCAGCGCCTGCCATTTTGCCTTGTCGGCGGGATTTGAAGCAAGCTGCTGATTGAAATAATCCTTCTTGGCTTGAATAGCGCTCTGCTTTGTGCTGTAGTCTGCGGCTGTAACAGGATTCTTCCATATATTATTATACTGCTTTTGTGCGATTTTGTCAATATCTTGCTGGGCCCCGTTGATTATATCAAGCAGCTTCTGTTTCTTTTCAGCCTTGGTAACTGTCTTGGTTTTTGGCAGAGCTACTTCATCGCTCTCGCCGCACACCTTGCAATTCCGTACTTTCAGCCCTTCTGAAACGGAAGTAGGCTTGGTGACTATCTTGTACTTGCCGAATTTATGCCCTGTTGCGGGAATATCATCGGTGTATGTATCACCGCAGCGTGTGCAGCAGTATTCTGTAAAGCCCTTGTCAACGCAGGTCGGCTGAACTGTTTTGACTGCCTCATAATTATGACCGAGCGGCTGAGTTTCGGCGTCCTGATAACTGTCGCCGCATACGCTGCACTTGTGAAGCGTGTACCCCTTTTCGGTGCAGGTCGGCTGTACAATGGTATCGACATATCTGTGCCCGGTGGCAGGAACAGTTTCAACTTCGGTCTTGCCGCAAACAGCGCATACCTTTTCACGTTTCCCATCTTCTGTACAGGTCGGGGGCGTTTCGCTCTTATCAATGAAGTAATGCCCGTTCGCACAAGGATCTTTGCGTTTTCCGATCTCCGGAGCAGGTTCTTTCATGTTTTCAGAGGTGGATTTATTGTCCACAAACTCCCTCCGCCACTCCTCATAGGACATATCCGCAGGCACCTTAACGGTATTCCCGTCCTTATCCTTAGCCCGGCGCTCCAGACCTGCAAGCTCCTCGTCGCCGAAGTCCGCGATGGTGGTCGAGCGGCAGAACGGGTGCATGGGCGGGTAGTTCGTGCCGGGCTTTGCCTTTGCGAGGTCGAACACCTTGCCGTCCAGGGCGGCGCAGCATTCGCAGGTGCGGCTGTCGAGGGTCGCTACGAACCTGTAACGCTCTATCCCGGCTTCGCCGTACGCCTTTGCCTGCGCAGCGTTCGCGACGTACGCGCTCTCAGTCCGGACGATTCTCCGGGCGCAGAACGCGTTAACTCCAAACTGCTCCTGGAATATCCGGGCGGTCTTTTCGCCGGAACGCCCCGACAGCATACTGACGAGAAGCTCGCTTTTCAGCCGTGCCGTCATGCCGCTTACGTCCTTCCAGATACGCTGTGAGTAATTCGCGCCGCTCCAGTTGGCGCGCAGAATCCGGTCAACGTCCTGCCGGGGGAACTTCGAGAAGCTGAATCCCAGCCCCGTGCCTTTCTGAATGCTGAATATTTCGTGGTAGTAGCTGTCCTCCGCGACATTCCGCAGCGCTGACGTGATGTGCCGGTTCTCGGTCTTGTACAGCTCCCGGCACTGGCGGTTGATATCCCTGTTCAGCTCCTCTATCCGGGTTATTCGGTAACGGTACGCTCCGGCGCTGTTTATCGCGTTCAGCAGCGCTTCGCGTTTATCAGGGTCGCCGACCTGCTGCGCCGCTTTCCGGAGCCTCTGGAGCGCCGTGCCGTCACCGGCGGCGTTCAGTATCTTTTTCGCTTCCGCTTCGGAGATACCGAAAGACTGCATTCCGCGCATGACCGCCTTGACTTCCTTTTCGAGATACGCGGAGGTCTGATTTATCGCCGCGTTCATCTCGGCGGCGGTTTCCTCGGCAGTGCCCATGCGGTCGTACATGTCCTGAGCGGCGCGGCGCTCCCAGTAATCACGGCTGTTCATCTGTCATATCCGGCGGGAGGTTCGGGAAATCGTTCTGCTGCTCCCTGACCTTCTCAGCGGCTCCCTCGGGGTCGTCCACAAAGGGCAGAAGCCCGAGCAGGATCTCCCGCGGAACCATGTCACGCAGCTCGGAAACAAGCTGTGCGACCTCGGTTTCGTTGACCGGCAGCGCCCTGGTGAACTGTATCGAAATATCCCGGCTGCTGATAGCGGCTTTCCCGGTGGTGCTCAGCCAGTTGCAGAGAAGCCGCAGGCGCTCCTTCAAACCTTCCCGGAAGTAGCGCTCCTTGATTTTCGTTATCTGCTCAAACCCGAGGAGCTTATAGCGCATTGCAACGCCGGAAGCGTTCCCGCCGAAGCTCTCGTCGCTCATGCAGGGGACGTTCGCGAACTTGTGTATATCCTGCTCCAGCGACTTGCGGAGCACCTCCACGCTGTTCTCGTCGAACTGCCGCGTCAGCCATTCGGCGGAGCTGTCTGCGTCGAGCTCCAGCAGGCCGTTCTCCCGGAGCGCCTTATAGCTTTCGGATTTCTCTTCGTTATCGTCGCCGAGGACTGAACCCTTGATAAGCAGTATCGCCTCGACGAACTGCTCCTTGTCGTTCACCCGGTCGCTCTGGAGCGTGTTGTACGCGTCAATGAGCGACAGAACAGGCTCAAAGTCGCTGCCGCAGGTGGAGTTATTGTAAATCTCGATGAGCGGCACGCCGCCCATTCCGTGAGGTCTGCTCTCAGCCCCGCCCGCGACAGAAAAGCCCGTGTCGGTCGTGAAATGCATGACATTTTCAGTATCGCAGAGATACACGGAATACCCCGTATCCTGGTTCGTGACGCTGTCGTGGAGCTTGTAATAATACACCCCCGCGACTGGCTTCTGCCGCACCGTGTCGTCGTAGATAACGAACGCCTGGCGCGGGTCCGGGGAATACAGCCGGGGCTGTCCGTCCTCGTCGGTGTAGATGAACTCGTACGCCGCGCCGAATATGCTCGCCTTCTGCGCGAGGTCGATGTCCTGAGTGTCGCTGTCAGCGGCTCTCAGAAGCTTCAGGAGCGGCTCTATGCCCTCGCCGGAATACTTCACCGGATTGCCCGCAAAGTAGCCTACGCAAGTGTCTGAGATGTATTTCGCGTGATTGCAGACGAGCTTGTTGTTCGCAAGGACTGAACGCTTCTCACGGCTGCATATCGGGTGCAGTCCCTCATAGTAGCGCTCCAGCAGGTCGTATCTGGCGTGCGTGTGCAGGGTATGATCCTCGATGAACTTGCAGGCGGCCTCCGGCGTGACCGGAGTTTCCCGCGATATCGTGAAGGGCTTTATCATCAGTAAATGCCCATCTCCTTTCTGTTGAGTATTCTGGCGTGTTTCGTATCGCTTTCCAGCGCGTACCGCATGGCGTCCATAAGGTGGTTGAAATCGTCGATGGGCTTGTTTATTGTGCGTCCGAACCTATCCTTTGCCCAGGTGTAGTTATAGATCTCCACAAGGAAGTTCTTGCAGCGCGGGTGAACGATCAGCTCGTAATCCTGTATGCGGTCGATGCCGTTAAGGATAGAGTCCTTGCCTTTCTGAGCGGCGCGGACTCTCCGCAGACCCAGCGTGCGCAGGCGGTCGATGGACTTAGGCTCCGCGCTGTCGGCGGTAATGACCTCCTTTGCGTAGCCCATCTCTGTTATGCGCTCTGCAATGCGCTCGTTGCTCATTCCGCGCTCGTACATCTCGTCGAACACCCATATTTTCTTTGACTTCTCGTCAACCATACCAGCCCAGAACGCCGTCGGGTCGTTGGTGTAGCCGAAGTCCAGGCCGAAGAAGCTGCGCGCCGTGCCCGGCAGGTCGGAAAGCTCGAACTCGGCTTCCCGGAAATTCTCATACACCAGACCGTCCACCATGCCCCAGTTCCCCAGCCCTGCGACCTGGTAGCGCCGGGGATTATCGCGCTTCATGCGCTCGAAAACACGCAGGTCTGCGTCGTCCAGGAACTCGTTACAGAGGTAGTTCGTGGTCTTTGCCAGGACGTCGCTGTCGGGAGCGTCGAAGAAACGCTTCTTGAGCCAGTGGTGCTCATTCCAGGGGTTGAACGTCAGCGTTATCTGCTTGAACAGCCCGTCCGGCACCTGTCCGCGGATACTCTCGTCGAGGGTGTCAAAGCTCTCCTCGCTGTCGATCTCGTAGGCTTCCTCTATCCACAGCCAGCAGAGGACTCCGACGTCAACGGTGATGGAGGTGACTTTCAGCGGATCGTCCAGACCCCGGAAGTAAATCTTCTGCCCGGTCGGGAGGTAGGTCATTTCCAGGGGACTGAGATTTATCTGCCAGTACTGCTGGACGCCGAGCCTTGCTATCGCCCATTTCAGCTCCGTGAAGCAGGAATTACGCAGCGTGTTGTAAGTCGCGCGGACTACCAGCAGGTTCGCCGCCGGGTGCTTCATGAGATTTACGATGAACCACAGCGCGGAGGTCTTGCTCTTCTTGCTCGCACGGGAGCCTTTGCATACGCGGTACCTCCCTCGGAACCGCCAGAATTCGCCGTAGCCGCCGCCGACAAGCTCCGGGAGGTATATCTGCTTCGCGTTAGTCTGCAATTTTATCATCGCCTGCTATCACCACCGGGATATTCCCCTCGACGTTCAACTTGTCGGTGAACAGCCCGAACCGCTTACCGAGAAGCTCGGCGGCTTTCAGGCGCGAAACTGAGCCCTCGTCCTCGTTACGCATGACCTCCGTCAGGAACTCCATGACCTCGGCGGCGGTGGCTGTCCTGGCGCTGCGGAGCTCCTCCGTCCTTTGCTCGATGTATTCGTGTACCTTAACATTCCTTAACATTCTGGTTGCCGCCGCCGCTGCGGTGCCGTCCGATTTCACCTTCGGATATGCGGCTTTATACGCGCGGGTCCCGTTCAGATCTATCAGATATTCGTCGCAGAAACGTTTTTGCTTTTCGGTCATGGGGGTTCCTCCTTTCGGGTAAAATAAGAGCGCCCATTTCTGAGCGCTCTCTGATAATACCATTATAGCACATGTAAACCGAACAAAACGAACAACTTACAGCTTATCCATGAATCTGCTGTAAATCATGCGTACACCGTCCGGCGAATTGTTCCCGCCGACCTCATAGGCGACGCGCGTCCAGCCGAACAGGCTCACGCAGCGGTAGTAGACTATCTGCCGGGTCAGGCTGTCGGGAATATCGTAGATGAACGCTACTGCTTCATCGCGGCGCTGCTGAATCTCCTCGCGCTTGAGTTCTATGCGGCGCTCAAGGTCTACGCGCCTTTCGGCAAGCTCCCCGACCTTGTCGGACGTTCCGGAACTGCTCCCGGCGTTCGGCTGCGGCGAACGTACCAGCGAGCGGCAGCGGAGCCGTTCAAGCTCCTGCTCCCACATACGCAGTTCCCGGTGGAGGTAGTATATCTGCTCCAGTTCTTCACGAGTCATTGGTATCCGGCCTCCTGTTCCAGAGTTCATCAGCTTCTTTTTCGCCCCTCTCGCTGTTATATGCTCCTTGGACTTTTACGCCGCATGTATTGCACTCAACGTAAGTGCTGACGAAATTATCAACGTAATAGTCTAAATCGGTGCCCCCGCAGAACGGGCAGGGCTTTAATTCGATTTCAGACATCTGTGTCACCTCCGTTCATATCCCCGCTTTCAGGGAACTCATGCCAGGGAAGAGGGCAGTCCCTGTAAAAATGTTCTCTCGGCTCACCCTCATCAACTGCGCCAAGCCGGCATTTGTGCTTTTTCATGCTATAGTATGGGCATTCCCCGCAGCAGCCGATTTTAATTTCAATGACCCTCGCCATTAGTTCCGCCTCCGTTCAATTTAACCCGCTTTTCCCACCATGCGACTGCTTGCTCTTTTGTCGCAAATCCATGTTCTGCAAGATATTCCTCCTGCGGAGTGTTCAGGTCATGTCCGTGTATTCCGTCATTAAGGCAATATCTCGGACAGCCTATAGACCAGCCAAACCAAAAGCCGTCAACCGTGTCACCGTGAAGATACGCCTTTGCTCCACATACAGGGCAATGCGGAAGCTGCTTCACCATTTCTTCTGGTGCTTCTTCGTCCTTTCGAACGAACACTATATCTACGTTACTCATTGTTCTGACGTTCCTTGCCCATCTTAGCGCCGCAGCTGGGACAGTACGGCGAATAAAACAGGTCATCGATGGCGCTGTCGTAAGCGGGAATGTACCCACATTCCGAACATCTTGAAATGCCATCAATGGTTATCCACTCGCCATGCACCACCGGCGCGACATCGGCGGCAGGCTCATAGTCAATAACCTGGTCGATTGTCGCGGCGATAAACATCGGGCATTTTTCGTCGGAGCATACGTCCATTAACACCTTTCTTATGCTTTCGCGGTTTATGTATTCACTCATTCCTGTTTACCACCTTTCAAACCAAAATTTTACGTCCTTTCTAGGGCGTACTATCATTCCAAACCTGACTAGGTTGCGGAAAGTTGCGCTGCATTTCATCTGCGTGTCATAGGCTCGTTCAATGATTTCCCTGAACCTCTCTACCGTGTACGTGGACTTGTAGTGATTACAAGCCCGGCACGCCGGAGAGAGATTTGAGATATCGTCCTCACCGCCGAGGTGCAGTGGGACAACATGGTCTGCCTGCATGTCCTTGATAGTGATTTCGCAGCCGCAATAAGCGCAGCGACCGCCGAATTTCTCATAGATCTGCTGGCGTTCGGCAGCAGTAAGTTTTCTGCGGTCACTCATTCCCGCTCACCTCCACATAGCGCCACGACTGCGGCGGCTTTGATATCTCGCAATCTTCCCATTCACAATAAGCTGGTTCTTCCAAGCTACTTGTGCAATAATACTTACAATTCTCGCAATTGTGCGAGCACGGCTTTTCAAAAAGGCTCAATTCCTTCGGCTTTTCGTAAATTTCCAGATTGGAGATATGCCAGCCCCAAAACGTCTTGCAGAATCCCTCGCCGATGTACGCCTTAACATCATCGAACGTCATGCAGCACGAACGGCAGAAATCACAATCATTGGGATTGTCTGCTTCGTTTGAGGTAAGCACTTTGAAATCTCTGCGGTCGTCGTCATCGGGGAAATCGGCATCGCGAAATATTTCTCTGATGTCCTGGTAAAAGGCATCAGTTTTGCAAAACTCGGCTTCGTACTCGGAAATACTGTCGCAGGTGAATTCACCGATGACTTTCTGTTCGTTGCCGTTTGAATACGGCGATAATGTTTTAATGAATACCGGCTTTCCGTGATAGATTGTGCCGTAATCATTATCGCCGTCTTTCATTACATACATCAACAGGTCTTTGCTCTTAGACTGATATATGTAACATTTAAACGGGTTATCGATTTTCGGTCTGGTTTTGCGTACCTCAATAGTTTTCTTGCCGTTTGCGATAAGCCCGCACCATTTCGGCTGTATGCTCAGCAGCACCGCTTTTTCATTCATCACCGCTCACCTCCAGCAGTTCCGGGTTGTCGTGAATATTACCGATAACCTCACAGTTTGAAGCACTGATATCGATAAAGCTTGCAATGACCCACTCGCCGTGTATTGACTTTCCTCTGAAAAGTATCTCACGCATTGATATCCTCCAATCTCACAAGAATGCGGGGTTCGCAGCCGTAAAACTTCCGGACGACCGCCTCGCACACGCACTTATCATCGTCATAAGCCACGCCGTTCAGCGCGTCGCAGACGAGCTTTCCTATGTTGTCCCAGTCTGGTTTCTTGGTCGGACGAATCTTCCCGCTGAGCATATCAGACCGGCGATACTTCGGAGTGCTTTTCGGAATGCCCATCACTGCGATTATCGTGATTCTGATTTCCGAATCCTCTGGAAACTTATGTCCTCCCGCTTTGCGGTACGCCCACTGAATAAGCTGTTCTTGAAGCTTCGTCTCCTTCGGAGTGTATGTAGTACCGGAGACCCGGCTGTGCCTGGGTCTCTGTTTCCCGAACGGCTCGCCCGGAACCGTGAATTCAATCTGCATTCTGTCCCTTGTATGATATAGTTAAGCCCCATATCATATCCTTTCATAAGATTTACGCTCAT